AGCTGGAGTTGTTATAACTGCGGTAAATACTTCGCCTACAGTATTTGATGTAGCGCCATATAAAGTGAAATCTGTAGTGCCGATAGTTCTAATAGTATATTCAACGGCATCAACCATAGCGGTTGCATTGATATTAGTTCGCGATGTTATGCGAACAAAATCCGCCATTCTTATATTGTTAGTATTTTCTATTGGGGTTATAACATCTGCCATTATAAGACCGCTTCTATCGCTTTAAATGTTCCATTCCAAGCAATAAAAGAATCATTAGTCATTGGAATGAATGTATATGTTGGATATTCTTGAAGTATAACAGGAAATGTTGTTCCAGCATAAGTGCTTCCGCCTAAAGCTATTGTTGTTCCATATTGACCAATAACTGCTCCAACATCGGATGCTAATGTAGTAATTAAAGTTCTGTGAACAGGAATGCTAACAGTTGATCCAGCACCTCTTAATACATCGGCAGTTGCTATATAAGCATAACGGCCTACTTGGCAAAAGTCGCCTGTTTTAACTATATAATCGCCTGAAGTAACACTTCCAGGAATATCACCTAACACTAAAGTTTTATTAGCACTTGCAGTTTTCCAATTACATGCTAATATTTCACCGCTAGTCATATCACCTTGATATTTAATATAACTTAACCATCCTGTAGCGCCAAAATTAAGGTATTGCTCATATTGACGATCAGCAGCTCTTAATACAGATAATAAGTTTCTGTTTTGACTATAAAGCAAATAATTCATTGGCTTCATATCAAACATAAAAGGTTGAACAGTAATAATTTCTGAAGTTGAGATGCGCTGATTACGGCTTAAAGTTTGACCAATAAATCTTTGATCGGTAATTGCAATAGATTCTGAATTGGCAAGTATTGTATTTAGAGAGGACATTTATTATCTCGATTGTGGTAATGATCTTTGCGCTGATTGATTAGCTGACCAAACTGCCTGTTTATTTTTAGCCAAGAATTGTGTAGCGCTTTGTGTATCAATAGCTTGCATATTAGCTATGTAAGGGCCATTATACACTACTTGAGGTTGTCCGCTCATAGAGCTTAATTTGTTATTAGGAATAATAGTGCCTGCGGTTTTAGGAACAAACAATTCAGGGCCGCGTTCACCTACCATATATGAATTGCTACTACTAACATCACCCCCTTCAGCTCTGCCACCCCAAAAAGCAGTTGAACCAAACGCAGGTGAACTACCACCGCCACCAAAAAAACCACCAAGCAAATCGCCTAATCCCGAACCTTTAAATATTGCAGTAGCTTGGGCGCGTAACTGTATTTTAATTAAATCAGAAATAATACTTCTAGCTAAATCACTAAAACTTAATTTGCCTGTTTGAACAAAATTCTCTAATGCGGTTTCAAGATTTTGAGTAACAGAAACGAATGCTTGCTCGCCCATTTTAGCAGCATTAGTAGCATTGTCAGTATAAGTAGCAAAAGCTTTTTTCCAACCATACTCAAAGCTTCTTTGTGATTGACCAATTTGATATGCTTCTTGCGCGCGAGCCTTTTCTGCTTCAGCCCATTTGTTAGCTTGATCTTCAGTCATCCTACGACCAAATTGATCGCCTAAAGTTAATTGCTTGCGCTTTTGTTCTATATCAAATAATTCAAGTTGTAATTTTCTTTCATTTTCTGAAACAAAAGCTAATTCATTTTCTTTTTGTAATCTTTCACCTTTAGCTTGAGTAATTAATAATTCTTTTTCATAAAATTCTTGTTGTCTTTTTGCTGCTTCTTTAGCTTTTTTTGCTTCAGCTTGTGCTTCTTTATCAATAGCTTCCGTAACATTTCTAATATCTTTTTTAGGTGCGGCTATACCACCAATGCCTGACATAATGCCAGGAATATTAGCGCCTTGAACTGATCCAAACTCTCTTTGGCTTGGAGCAACATATTTTCCAATACCTTCTTTATCTTTCCATGCAGCCCACCATCCAGCTTCTTTTCTAATTTCTGCAAATCTATCAACAACACTTTTTGAACTTTTTTGCCAATTTTCCATAGCTAAAGTTAAAGTATCAAAAGCAGGCGCTACTGCATTAGCAATAGTTATTTTTAAATTAAAAAAGAATTTATCTAAACGATCAACAGAATTAGCAATTTTAGTAAATGCTACCTCTGATTCTTCAAATTTGCTTTTATTGTTTTGTAATTGATCGCCTAAACTTTTTATATCAAGGCCACGAACTGCTCGGCCAAACATATCCATAGCCGTAGCATTTCTTTTTGTGGTATCTTCAATGGAAGCTAAAGCAATTGCAGTTTTTTCGAATAATTCTTGAGGAGTAAGAGTTCTTAAATCTTTTAGAGATACACCAATAGATGAAAAAGCCTTTTGTGCCTTTTCGCCACCTTGCGCGGCTTCATCAACTTTGTTTGCGAATGATGCCATAAGCTTACCAGCATCATCGCTATTGCCACCACTTAACTGTAATGCGCTTGACAAACGCAATACAGATTGAATTGACATATCGTTAGCTTTTGCTACTTCTTCAATTCTATCCGCAAAATTAATTGCTTCACGAGCGGAAGCAGCAAAGGCAGTTCCAACCGCAAGTAAAGATATTTTTGCGCTTGTGCTAAAGCCTTCTACTTTGTCTTTAGCTTTACCTAGATTGGCATTAAATTCGCCTGCATCAAGCCCAAGTAAAACCGCTAACCTTGAAATAATTGCCATTGTTATTTACCTTTAAATCTATCCATTTTAAAGTCAGGCGCTTGTGACATAAATGTAAGTAAAGATTCGCTGGGATCAGCTTTTTCTATGCCATAAATATATTCATAAGCACTACCTAAAACGCTTTTTAGAGTATAGGGTGAGCTATTACTTGCTCTTAAATAATTAAAAACTCCAGCAACTAAAGTTCCTTGCATAGTTAATAAGCTTCTATTTCCAACTAACCCATCCGCATACATGACTGTTATTTCATTCATGGTATGCTCATCAAGCGCATCTATATCTTGTATTGTATGCCCGTTAAAGACCATAGCCGCCCGAACTTGGGTTCTTAACGAGCCTACTACTTTGACTTTATGTCTTTATAGTCAGGACTAATAACCTCGTTAATTTTTTCCACTAAAGTCATTTGGACAGATAATGGAAATTCAGTTTCTACATCTTGATAAGTTATATCTTCTAATGATCCTGTTTCAGGTATTAGAAATTTAATATATTCAACTATTCTGTGTTGCAATATATGTTTATTTTTAGCAGTTTCTCTTACTGATCTGCCATCAATAATAAAGTCATTATCTTTAACTTCCACACCTTCTTGATCTTTTATATTCTCAAAAGCTGCTATCATTAACTGATATTCTTGTTCTACTTTTTCTTCATTAGGATTTTTAAAGTAATTATAAATAGCTTCAATTTCTTGAACGCTTGGCACTCTTACTTTAAATGTATGATCGCCTAATTCAAACGATCTAGTTAATACTGATAATCTATTTTCCTCGTATTTTTTACCGAGAGCTGATCCTAATTTACTCATATCTTTTCCTTATGTTGTTAATTTTTTAGCTTTGTATGAATCCATTTTTTGTTTAATAATTAAACCTAACCTTGACGCAACGGCTTGAGCTTGTGATTCTAATGATACCCGCATAAATGGTTTGGCTGACATATTAGCCGTTCCAAATTCATTAGCTATAGCTCTAGCATCAAACATAACGCCAGCTTCAGTATAAAATTTTCTTCTAGCCTTTTTATATTCCTTGCCTTTTAAATCACCATATTGAGCTTGAAATTGTTGCTTTACTTTTTTAGGAATTGGTCGAGATGAAACGAGAGATATAACAGAATCTTTTGGTGTTACATATCTTGACTTCATATCTTTTCTAGTAGGTCGCCTTGCGGTGATATACAAAGAACGATCCAATGCGCCTGTGTCTTTAGGTGATAATGCTTTTGCCATAGCCAATACAGGCTTCATGGCTTCTCTAACTGCTGGTATTAATACTTTGCTCTTTGCGTCTTTATCGCCAAACTGCTCTTGAAATTCTTTAAATGCATCAAGGGTTTCTTTTAAACCATTGACGGCAAATTTAACGCTCATTATTCTGCCTTAATTATTTTATGATAAACCGCATTATTTAATTTAATAGCATAATCAACACATTCTTCAGGTGTAAGTTTATCCGCATGATTTTTAGCAATCTCATGGGCTAAATTAATACCTGTTAAGCGTTGTTGGGCAAACCCAAACCAATTCTTTTGACCTGAATTAGCTTGGGATACCAAATAACTTAATAAGTCATCGCTATTAT